TTGTTGATTCGCTTAGTTGGCCAAGCTTCCGGTGTTATAGTTCAGAACACCCACTTCTTCGGCGAACTTGATCTCAGTTCCGATGGCCGCCTTCAGGCGGTACCACGTCTTGTCGGTCAGGCCGTCATAGCCCACCTTCACTTCGGTAGCATCACCAGCGATGTCCACGTTGTAGATGAAGTTTCCACCTTTCGCCGTTGACATAACGCAAACCTTTGCGCCGTTCAGGCCGTCGTCGCGCTTCACCGTCACGTTATCGTAACCGAGCAGCTTGTACATTTCCACATCACCGGGAACGACTTCGAGCGAACCAGCGCCGTAAGTGTTGCGGTAAGCTACCTTACCAGCGTTATAGGCATCGTAAGGGCAAGCGATCACGAGATCCATTCCCTGAATGGCCGCCGGAACGTTGGCCATAAAGTCATCCATCGCAGCGATGAAGTTGGAACTCGTCAAGCTCGTGTAGGTCGAGGTCGTCTTGAAGGTGCTTCCGCTGTAGGAGCTTGCACCGTTGTTGATCAGGCGATAGAGCCATCCCTTGATCTGACCGTTCATCGAGTTGGTCGGAGCGCCGCGCATTCCCTGCCAAGCGGTAACGGCCGCATCGCGCGCCATTTGCGCCGTGATGTCGTCGATCACCTCGTTGGGCACCTCGAACGCCTCGGCGTTGTTCGCACCGGCGGGCATATAAGGCGTGAGCTTCGCGCGAAGATCATCGGAGCACCAAGCATCCGACACCACCACGAGGGAGGTGCTCAGGAGCTTCTCCGTGAAGGTCGTGCTACCGCTGATCGCGGGGCAGGTAGAATTTACTTGATATCCGGGGATCACCGAGAAGAACTTCTGTTGGATCTGGCTCCCGTAAGGAATGCCCGGAACGATGTTGACGAACGCGGTATCCGCGAACGTATTGGCTCCGGCTACCGCCTTGGCGAGAAGCTCCTTCTTGCTCTGATCGCAATAGGTGGAGAGGGAAGAGGTTGAAACGCTCATTGCTTATTTGATTTCGTGTTGTTGTTTGATGATTCAGTTCGAGCCGATGAGTTGCGCGAGACCCTTATGGGCGGGCGCGATCTTCACGGTTTTCTTTTCGGTTCCGGCGACCTTCCCCTCGGGTTGAGCGGCGATCTCGGAGACCTTCTTTTCGGTAGCGGAGAACTCCGTCTTGAGAACTTCGACGGCGGCCATCGCTTGAGCGGCCGTGTCGCTTGCGGACATGGCGGAGACCTTGTCCACCAAAGCCGCGACGATCTTTTCGAGTTCGGAGATCCGGGCGTCCATAGCATCAGGCGCGGGAACATCGGCGGGAGCATCGGCCGGAGCCACTTCCATCTTCACCTCGGTTTCCGGCTTCTCGGTCTCGGCGTTCATATCGACCTCGACTTTCGTCTCTTGGGTCTCGGCGGCGACTTCGGCGGTTGCCTCGGTCTTAGCTTCTTTGGCCGTCATCCATTCGGCGACGGTTGCTTTCATCTTTTCGATCAGAGTCATTTCGATAGGGTCTTAATAGGTAAATACGGGATGTGTTGATTATTAGCAGGGACCGAGCAAATTGATCAGGTCTTTCTCTTTTTGCTCGTCGGTCTTATTGGCGTCGAGCAGGATGGAGAGCACCGCGATCTCGGTAGGTTCATTCGTCGGTGCGGCGCTCATTTGCGCGCGCTCATAAGCGAACAGACCCTCGATGGAGAACCCGGTCCGATCTCCGGAGAGAACCTCGTTCCAAAGCGCGTCGTTCTCGATGTGCATCGTTGCCATCCATGTTCCTTGAGGAACATCGAAACCGAGATCCTTCGCCTTGTCATTCGCCCCGGTGATCCACGTCTCGACCATATAGGCCCCCTCGACAAGTCCGGGCGCATGTTCGACGGTGACGTTCGAGAAGCGGAGGTTCTTTCCGTGCTTCCTCACGATGGACTCGATGTCCGAGGAAGAGAAGTAGACGTAATGCGGACCGTGCTTCGCGTCGTTGCGATAGATCATCTTGTCCGGCACGATAAGCGGGCCCGAGACGTTGCGTCGCATGGCATCGGCCGCGAACTTCAATTCCACGGGATGCTCTTTCGAGAAAGCAATGAACGCGACCTCGTGAGCGGGATCGTTGACGAGGCTCGTCGCCAGTATCCCGGAGGCGTCCTCGTCGCTGCCCTGAACGAGACGGAAAACAGGGAGGTCTTTCGGTGTGTTGTCCATGGGAGTAAATACATACACGATCAACCGCCAAATGATACCCGATCCATAGTGCGTTGGATCCTGCTCGTCTTGGCCGATAGCTCGGAGATATAGACAACCGTCTTTTTCTCGTCTCCTTCGCCGTTGAGAGCGATAACACGGTTCGACTCGATCGTCGCGCTTGCCTCCAATTGCCTCCGGTTGGCGATCGTTCCGTCCGCCGGGATAACCGAGACCTCTCCGCCACCGGCGAACACTTTCGGGATCTGTCCTCCCATGGCGAACCGGGCGACGGGCAAGGAACCGAGAGCCGCATGTCCGACCCATGCACCGAAATCCGCGCGTTGAATTGGACGGACGCGGGGATCGAGAGCAGGAGCGGACGCGTTGACCATGGCGATTCCCCGCGTTGTCTTGCCACCACTAGCGAACATCGGCTTCCCCTCAGGGAGCACCTCTTGCACAAGATCACGCAACACAACAGGGTTCGAGGGAGCAAATGAGATCCCGTTCCCTTCGTATTGATTGATTGCCGAAAGGAGCGGAGCGAACTTCTTCGTTGAGCGTTTGTTTATGATCGCCTCCTCGCCTTCGAGTTCGACCGCTTGGTTCCCGTTCACGATTCCCGGAATGCCGCCCTCCGCATGGGATGGACCCTTAGCGATGCGACCGCGTTCGGCCTGAACGATCGCTCCTTCTTCCGCGAATTGCGCCCCGTTGATAGTGGCGATGTTCCCGGCGAATCGCGCCAAGGCGAGACCCGTTTGGATCGCGAGATAGAACGGAGCACCGAGCCCGGTTTGTACGGAAGTCGCGGCGATGCCCGCAAGTTCCGCTCCGAGGTTCACCAAGGCGGAAGCGCGCTTTACGGCCCGCTCTTCCTCGAACGCCTTCTTCGCCGCTGCCTTGCGGTCGGCGGCCGCTGCCTTGTCGATAGCGGTCCGCTTGGCCGCGCCTTCCTGCTCGGTGATCAACCCCGCCTCGATCTGATCCTCGATCCCTTGTATCTCGGAGTTCCGGGTATCATCGATCGACGCGATCGTGAGGTCGAGAGAGCGTTGGATTCGTTCGCGTTGTGCGGTGAAGATCGCGTCGGAGATATCTTGTCCGAGTTGAACGGCGGAGTCCACGAGGAACGCCGTCGTCTCTTGGTCGAGGCCGAACAACTTGGCGAGCGGGGAATCATTGGAATCCTTCTTCCCTCCGTCCGGGACGGCCTTCTTCAGACCTTCGGCGATGGCATCTATTCCGGCCGTGTCCGCATTCACTTTGACGGAGGCCGTTACGATCTTCCCGTCGAGGGCATCGAGTTCCGAGTCCATGGCGGACAAGGATTCCGCGTCCTCGTCCGTGAACACGATCGAGACATCGGTCTCCGCCGTCTCTTTCTTCGCGACCAGTTCCGCGCGTAGCTTGACCAGTTCGGCGAACCGATCCTTCAGGCGTGCGAGCGATTGCTCGTCCGATGCCTTGGTGAATTCGATCGCGTTGGTCTTGGTCTCCGCTTGGAACTTCAGATAGGCCGCGCGTAGTTCCTCGATCGTTTTCTTCGGTAGATCCTTGTTGGCGATCAACGTGTCGAAGTCGATCGTCCCATCGAGAGCGGCCGTCGTTAGTTCGGTCCTCAGGTCTACGCCTATCGTCTTGGAGGAACGCGTGAAGCTCTCCTCGAAGGAGCGCGACAGGTCGTCCATGGCGATAGCGTCGGCTATCTGTTTCTCCAGTTCGTTCGTATCGGCTTCGATGCGGAGAACGATCTTCCCGGTTACTTCCTTGATCCTGTTCTCGATCTCGGCCTTCAGGTTCGTTACCTCGCGATCGACCTTCGCCTTCTCGGATTCGAGCCCGGAGATCTTCAATCGGAATTCCAGCGGGATCTCCCCGCCCTTCGATGCCTTGGTCGCTGCCTCCTGCTCCTGTTGTATGCGCTCGGAGAGGAACTTCGACAAGGCTTCGCCCCGGCGCTTGTTCCCTTCAATCTCCGAGACGAGCTTCTTCGACTCCTGATCATCGATCGCCGCCAATTCCAACGCGAGAGACGCGCGGATCTTCTGCTCCCGTTCGGCGTATGCCTTGGCCGCTTCGTCCGTGTTCTTCTTCGTCTCCTTGGAGTCAACCTTGAACGCCTCGATCCGTTTGTCGATCGCCTTGATCTCGTCGGTTATCCCTTTGATTCGGCCGGTATCATTCTCCGGGACGGACTTCAGGGATTCGTTGAGCGCGTTCTTCCGGTTGGTGAGTTCTTCGAGCGTTGCCGCTTGTGAAGTGTACGCCTTGGCCGCTGCGTTGGCCGCGTCCGCTTCCTCCTTTTGCTTCTTCGCTAGTTCGTCGATCGACTTGGCGAGATCCTCTCCGTTGATCTTGTTGATCTCCGCCTGAATCGTGGTCTGATATCCTTTGAGCCGACCGAAGAAGCTCCGGACCTTGTCCTCGTTCGCGGTGAGATCCTTCTCCTGAACCGTGACGAGGTCGCGAACGTTGTTCTGTCCCTTGCCCAGCTTGACGACCTTCCCCTCGAATTGAGCGAAGGTCTCGGTCACGGTCTTACCGGCCGCGTCGATAGATTGTACCTGAACCGAAGTAGCTCCGAGTTCCTTGTTCACCAATGCGCCCGTCTTGCGCACGGATTCGAGGTTGGCGAGGAAGGCCTCCGCGCTTTTCAGGGATTGCCCCGAGTTGGAGAACACGATACCGAGGTCCGGTAGGTTGATGCCTTCGCTCTTTTGGTCGAGGTTTTCGAGGGCCTTGGTTAGCTCTTGGATGCGGTCGGCATTCAGCGCCCGGAGTTCCTGTCCCATCAGAGAGAGGTGTTCCCGTACCGCTACGGATGAAATGCCTACGGCCTTACCGTACTCGTCCCATTTCGTGATGGCGCTCGGGAAGAGTTCGGTAAGGCGAGCGACCGTCTTGTTCAGTTCCTTGTGTTCCTCGTCCGTTAGGTTCGTGGCGGTTGAGAGTTCATCGTATCGATCGACGAGCTTCGTTCCTTCGGCGGCCGTCTCGACAATGGCGTTCCGCTGGGCGGTTAGTTCCGTCGTGAGATTCCCAGCGGGTTCGATCAGGTCGTTGAACCCATGCACGAGGGAAGTAATTCCCTCGACAAAGGGTCCGATCCCGCGAACGATTATCGAGCCGATGGACTCCGATAGGTCGTCGAGGTTGACTTGGAACTTCTTCAACTCCGAACCGCCCGCGCTGCCAATGGCGGCCGCTTGGCCTTGGAACTTTGCGGTGAGACCTTCGATCACTTGTTGGGTCCGTTCTCCCTGCGATGCGGTATCCGAGAGCGAGATCCCGTATTTCTTCAATGCGTCACGTCCACCGGATAGGGTGGAGGCGACGGCCTCGAATGCGGAGGTCACGTCCTGACCAGTTGCGGCCGCCAAGTCGAGGACGAGGGGCGTGAGTTCCTTAATGGAATCGGTCGAGATTCCCAACGATGCGGCGAAGGATTGTCCCTTCACGATTGCCTCGTCGCTTATACCCGTCAGGTCTTGGAGGTCGTGAGCTTGGTCGAGGAGTTCCTTCGCCGCTACGGTGGATCCACCTAGCGCGGTCGTGAGTTGACGCGCGGCCTTTTCAGATTCATCGTAAGCCTTCACGCTCGACGTGATACCGACTCCAAGAGCAGAGAGACCGCCCACGAGCGCACCTATCCCCAACAAGGCCCCGCCTGCGGCCTTTCCGAGCCCGCTAGTGAACGCATTCAGTTTCCCGATGCCTGCGGCCGTCTGATCGCTCGACGCGTTTAGGCGGGCGATTCCTGCGGATGTTTCCCCGGCATGCTTCCCGAGATTCGAGAGCGGACCGTTGAGTCCGTCCACCGAACCTTTGATCTTGCCGATTCCGCCTTGGAGCTTTTCGGAATTGCCACCAAGGGAACCGAGCGCGTTACCGAATTGCCCGACCTTCCCCACGAGGGAATTGATGGAGTTGCCCATGGGCCCGAGTTGGGCAAGGAATCCCGATAGGGGGGATACGGCCTTGGAGAACTCGGATCCTATCTTTTGGGTAAAGGTGGCCAGACCTTGGGAGGCCTGTTGAGTCGCGAGGTACTCCGTCCGGAGACCCTTCAGTTTCGCCTCGTGTTGAGAGATCGGCCCGGCCGCCTGATCGATCGTCGTTGTTCCCGCCTTCAGTTCGGCGCGGTACTTCTTCACGGATTCCTCGTTCAAGAGGATCTCCTTCTTCAGGGATTCGAGCTTCTTCCGTAGGTCTTCGGTATTCGACCCGGAGGTGTCTACTGTAAGGCGGTGAATCGTTTCGTTATCGGCCATTGCTGGGGAGAGGAACTATTGTCCCCTCCCCGGTAAATACGCGCCATGCCTCGCGACTTTACGCGGTAACGATGATCGCCCATTTGTTCCCGATCCACGTAACGAACGCGTGTTGATTATCCACACCGAGCACATAGCTGGTCCCGGCGTTGATGTTATTCGTTCCCCCGGAGAGCGTCAGGTTATCCGACCCCCAAGACCCCCGCTTGTCGAAGAAGTGATACTGTTCCGTCAAGGAAGGCGAGGGAGGAAGCGTGACGACGAATCCTCCCGAAGAGGTATCGCAGACATAGTATTGATACGAATCCGTTACGGAATAGTCCGAGGATATCTCCCTACTGACGGGGACCAACGCAATTTCACCGGCCTTGTTGGGTGTGTAGAGGTCGTGATTAGAGGTCGCGTAGGACGGGATGAAAGTCGTGGATCCCGCTGCGGAGTTGAGCTTTATCGATGTCCCATTGATCCACGTTGTGTTGCCCGACATTGTGCCACCGGTAAGAGGGAGATAATTCCCGGAGATCCCGGAGGTGAACCCGCTCGTGATCGTCAGCCCTTGGATCGTTATCCCGGTGGACGAGATCGTTACGCCGGTCCCTACGGTGATCGCGGAGAATGAAGGGTTCGCGACGACGTTCACCGATGGACGCGATTCGGTTCCCGCCGTGTAGGTATTGACTCCACCTTGAACCTTTGTGTGATCCGTCGAGGCGCTCGTGATCACGACCCCGTTGATCGTGATAGCGGTCGCGCTAATGGAGACCCCGGACGAGCCGTAGAAGTTCGTCGAGGTGTTCCCTATCGTGACTCCGGAAGAGCCGAAGAAAGTCGCGCCCGATGGGGAGAAGATGTAGTTCGGTCCGAGATAGGTCGTGTTCGATGTTAAGGCCGTGACGTTGGTCACACCTCCGAGCATGGTCACCCCGGAGACGCCCGCGCTTATCGTGTTGTTATCACCGAGGATGAAGTTATAGTTCGCGTTATTGTTGACGGTGTTCCCGCTACCGTAGACCGAGTTATAGTAGTTCTCGGTGCGTAGTGTGTTGAACCCGACGTTCGTGTTATAGATCGAGGTTCGGGTACCGAACACGGTCGTCCCGAAGTCCTGACCGGAGACGCCCGCCGTGATCAGAGGATTGAACCCCGAGATCTTGTTCGGTGGACGTTGGAAGTATTGCCTACGGATCGCGCGGTTCGATGGCGGAGCTTCGAGCAGAACGACCCTAGTAAGGACGGAGTCCGAAAGGGTCGGGTCCCAATCGATGATCGAGTAAAGATGGAACCAATTCCCTAACTCCTCCACGAAGATGTGAGCGCCGATGTTCCTAAGGTGTTCCCCGACCTGAGCGTTCGAGAGACGCATGTAACAGGAGAAGAGCCGGGAGTTTTTCCACTGGTCTAGCTGGTCCTGATAGTGGTCCGAGAAGAGTGTGTTCGAGGTGATGTCGATCTCTTCGCTGGTCAGGAGAAGAGGCACCTCCCCGAACGTGAGCGAGAAGGTCGATCCTGTTACGCGGTCAACGTGCAACGTTGGCCTATAGTAGGCGTATGGAGTCGTATAGTAGCTCCCGACGTTCGGGGAGTACCACGAGACGAGCACCTCCGAGGGATACGTCTCGGGGCAACGGACGAGAAGCTTCGTGTCCGCGTCCTCCCCGCGCGATAGGACCGCAGACACGAACCGGCCTCCGTTATCGACGGTGATCGGAGCGGGCGTATAGTTGGCGAGCCGGGTCTCGGTCGTTTCGATGTATAGGTTCGTTCCGAAAGAAAACTCCTTGTCCCCATAGATCCGGCTTTCCCCGGCTAGTTCTGTCCAGTGTTCGTTGAACGCATCGGAGGAGATCGGCGTCTTATGCCCGAGGACGAGCTTCGACGCGGTGATCTCCGAGAGGTACTCCCGCGTGATCTCCTCGTCCATGGCAACGCATCCGGAGCGGTCTATCACCTCGTCCGTTCCGTAGAGTTCGTTCCTGCTGAAGATGTGGATCAACCGCTCGTTGTCGGGATCCGGGACGAGATGCAAATTGAAGGCGCGGATCTGGTCCTCTAGGAACGATTGCTGAGTGATCTTCCCGAGCCAATCCGGGGCGGAGATCAACATGCCCTCGGTGATGGGAACGCCCGCGCTCGGACGGATGGAGAAGTAGGTCTCGGTGTGATCGACCGTTACCGTTAGATCAGTACCCCAATGGGCGATGTTGTCGAAGTATTGGAGCCGGTTCTGAACGCGTCCATTGAGACAGACGATCTGTCCCGCGACTAGATCGAGGGTCGTTGTCTGTCCCGAGAAAATACGCGCCTGAGAGTATGGCGCGGTATACTGTTGAGGGAACTCCCATCGCCCTTGATCGGGTCCGAGGAGAGCGACGTTCGCCGAATAGTCCCATACGTCGAAGGAGACGAAGGAGTTCGCGATATCGGAGTAATCCGTCGAGCCATCGATAACACGATCGCCGGACGTTGGCGTTTGCTGCGAACCGGCGATCGTCGTCGTTACAAGGTACTCGACGGTATAGGGTCCGGTGAAGGGAGCAATAAAGAAACCGGAGGCCGGGTAGAAGTTATCGAGCGGGTCGCTTTCCTCTACATCGAGGGCGACTTGTCCGTTATCATTCACGAAGATCGGCGGCGAAGTGTCCCCGTTCGCTTGGTACACGGTATCGGCGGAGGAAGATGCCCGCGCCCCGGAAGCCTCCAAGTCGCCCTCCCCGGCTTTCGGTCTCCCGGTAGGAGCGGTCAACACGAGATCGAACTTTTCCTCCAGTTCCGGAGACAAGTCGAAGGAGTAGTTCGCCTCGTCGAATATCGCCTTCAGGATCGCGCGGTTGAAGTAGGCGGGCTTGAAATCATCCTTCACGCGGAAGCGATCATCCTCGTTCAGGTAGAGCGGATAATAATACCCGTTCTCCCATGTCCATCCGTCTTGCCACGTCTGAACGATATTGTCCCTCGTGAGCGGATGGGCATAGGCGGAGAGGTCGAGGTCCGAGAGCTTCTTCCCTTTGATCGCATCCACGAGATCGACTCCGCCGTCCACGAGTTCGACCTCGAACCAACCGAGTTCCCCTTGGTCGGAGACGGACTTCAGGGACAAATATCCCCGGACCTGAGGAACGTCGTCGCTCCATAGTACGGCCTTCGTCTTATTGCGGGGATCGAACACCGAGGGTTGAGCCTCGTTCGAGTGAAGATGTCCGAGGAGCGCGGCATTCGTGGGCGTCCGGGGGAGCTTGAACACCTTCGACCATGCGCCGAACCGCTTCGTGATGGACTTCACATCGGAGACGGTGTAAGTCACACCGAGCCGCTCCCGGTCGTCCATGTCGAGAAAACCTACCGGTTCCCATTGCGTCGAGGATTCCGGGGGAGAGAGCCTCCGGTCCTGAACGATGGAGACCGCGTCGATCTCACCGTCGAACCATGTGCCTCCGTCGTCGTTCGGTTGGAAGAGGATGTAGGTCGCATGCGATGACCCGGACGAACTCCAATAGGGGATCTCATAGGATCCGTTCACCGTTACACCGGTGACCGGGAGACCTCCCATGTATAGCCGTACTCCGCCCGTCGTTCTGCTGGATACCGTGAACGATACCGTGTACCACGTATTATCGCGGATGGGGTTGGGGAAGTCCTGACGGAGGAACCCGTGAACGCCGTTGTCGGTGAACGACGCCGTTCCCGTTCCTGCGGTAAATGACCATTCCACGGAATGACCTTGCGACCAGTTTCCCGCGACTTCCCCCGATAGGGAGAACGTCGGGTTCACGAGGCGGATCTGATGGAGTTGGCCCTCGACCGGTATCTCCCGGAAGAGTTCAATTTGGGAGAAGATGCTCATCCGATGGAATTCTCTTTATAGGCTTTTGTGAACGTGCATTCGTAACGGATCAGGTCTTTCTCCTGATCGCCAACGATGCGCTCGACCGTCACGTCGTCGAGGATCAACGGGATGAACGTCTCGGGGTCTTGCACCCAAAAGGCGCGGGGACTCATCAGGCATTCGACGAGATAGTCTCCTTCCTCTTGGTGCATCCAGTTCGAGCGCACGGTATAACTCCGGATGTGCTCGACGTTATAGACCTCGAATCCTCTACGCTGGTCCGAGTATGTTACCGAGGAGCCGACGACCTTCGCATAACCCGCGCGGGCGAACGTCTGTTTCTTCACGGTGTTCTCTTCCGTGTTCTTATAGTAGAACTCCGTCGTGAACCATGCTCCCATCTTGTCGGCGAACAGGATCGAGAACGACTCGAAGGGAACGCAACGATCATCGAGCGTGAAGGTCCTCGACTCCGAACTCGGTCCGGAGATATTGGCCAAGCGGAGCGAATAGGTCGCCACCGATGCGCCGAACATGTCGCTCGGTCCGGAGATCACGGTGAAGGTCGAGGCCGTCAGGTTGACGGGTCCGGCGGGGCAATAGGAGAAGTCCGATCCCGTGACTCCCGTCTGATCGATCCGGTAGGATCCAACGGTGGCCCCTGCGGAGTCCTTCGTCAAGACGAATAGAATGTTCTGCTCTCCGTCCGTTTGGACCGGGATCCATCCTTGGCCGCTCCGTCCCATGTGTTTAAGGTCCGGGGCGTTGGTCATTAGCTCGACGGCGTAGTTCCCCGGCGATGCGATGTACCGGTCCGTCGTCCATGGCGTGAACTCCTCGCGAGGCAAGGAGAACCCTACGGTTGTTCCCGTTGCGGAGGTAAGACCGGAGAACGAGATCGAGGAACCGTCCGCCTTGTATACCTTTCCCGGAGTAACGGGTCCGCTCTGGAAGCCTTCCTCGATCTCGAAGGAGAACTCGTCCACAACGGAGTAAACGATATGCGGTCCGTTGAACTCACTGAAGAGATAGGGCGCGGTCTGTTGAACGATCACCTGATCTCCGACCTCGAAGTCGTGACGGTCGGTAGAGGAGGAGAAGAGGACGAATCCGTTCGGCCCATAGTAGGAATCCTCGAACGAGTAATAGTCGCTCGACTCTCCGAGTTGCACATTATAGACGCGCGAATAGCCGGGAGCGGGAAGGAAGTTCCCGGCTCCCGGAAGGAGGTCGATCTCGTGGTCGATCTCCGAGCGGAGGATCGAGGCGAGGTCCACCAATCCGTAACCCGTCGTCGGGCGCTTCGGGACCTTCAGGCGAGCCAATGGAGACCCTACCGTCTGGCCCGTATAGATATCCACGAGATAGGAGAACCCCGCCTTGTTCTTCGCGCTGGAATTGAAAAGCCAATGCGTCGGGTTATAGCAAGGGGAGAACTCTTGCGGGGAGTCGAGGATGTTTATCGCCATGGGGATAAATACTTGCCTTGCCTTCGCTTCGCTCGACAACGCAAGGCGCTACGCGCACCTCCGGACTCCGTCTTTATTGCTTCGTCGGGAACGTGCGCTTGATCAGGTTCTCCGTCTCGACTTTCAGCCCTTCACCGAAGGCGGTCCGAACGGCCGATAGGATGCCCTTCTCGTGCCTCTGAATGACTCCGGGGAGGATGTGCTTCCCCGGTATACCCCGGATCCCGATGGACCGCGCGATAACGAACGCGAATTTCACATCGATTCCCTTCACCTCGCACCAACGGCGGATGTTCGATCCCGGTCCCGAGGGAGGAGCTTTCTGTCTCGGACGACGACCGAGATCAACGAAACGGAAGTGAGGAGCGGCCGATAGTTCCATCGTGACGACCGCACCGTCGAACCGCACATCGGATCGCACCGAGTCCCGGAGTTTCCCTTCGGCGATAGGGACGACTCCCTTCAGGTCTTGTGCCATGGCGGAGCCCTCCTTCTTCAGGAGGGACGCGAGATCTATCAGGAGAGCACGTATCGCCATGGATTAAGAGGTCTTGGTGATCTTTCCGCTTGATCCAGCCCGGACGGTAATGTTGACGCCAGCCGTACCACCACGCAGGAAGCGGGCCTTCAGCGTTCCCGCGTTGGCCCCGTTCACGAAATTGCCACGGATCATCGCCGTGTACACAGCGTTGGCAATGGCCACAGAACCAGCAGCCGCGCCGGTATCATATCCCGTGATGAACTGGGGATAATTGCCCGCGCTTTGGTGCCCGTCCATCCTGCCCGAACAAAGCACAGGCGATGACGGACCGGTGACGCTGAATCCCGCGCCTGTGGTGTTTCCGCTTGACAGGTAGGATATCGTGAATTCAAAGAAGTAGGATGTGTTCGCGTCCACCGTGAATGACAGACCCGTCACATCAACATAGCTCGCGGAATTGCTGGTGACATCCCCGGTCAGGCGGACCATCCGCGTGCTGGCCTGTAGGTCGGATCCCTGATAGTGTGTGTCAGCGGATACTGTTGCGCAATACACCACACCGGACGCCGTCAGGTTGGTGACAGATGGGGACGCAACCAAGTTGACGGTCGGACGCGTGATAGTTCCCCCCGTTATTGTGTTCGTTCCCGGTTGGACGTAGGTCGGGACAACCGAGATTGGCGCATACTTCGAGGCGAGCGACAGGGATCCCTCGAAGAAAGTAGAAGCCGATACGGTTCCGAGAACCTGAAGAGCGACCGCGTCCTCATCGAAGGTGAAATCCGGGTTCGCCGTCAAGGTCCCGGACGGGCCGCGATAATATACCCCTCCGGGAGTGACGAAGGTTGTTTCCTGTAGGGTCGTGGCCGTGAGGTTCACGAACGAAGGGGAAGAGACCACCGACACGATGGGAGCGGACGGGGTCCCTCCTGTGGTGATATTGCTTCCCGGTTGGACGTAGGTCGTTGTTCCCGCGACGAGATCATCGAGGAAGGCGATCGTCCCGGACTTGTCGGGCAGGGAGACGAGTCTTGTATCGGTCAGGCCGGATGCCACCAAGAAGGCCGAACCTTGGATACCGGAGCCGTCCTTTGCGTTGGACCCGAGGCGGAGATATCCGAATGCTCTCAGGTCAACGGTAGCGGCCGATAGGAATCCGAACCCGATCGCCCCAGCAACACCTTGGCGGTCGTTGACCGAGAACCAATCCGTGACGGACGGAATGGAGGAGACATCCACGAGAGATGGTCCACCGACAGCAAACACAGAGGATGGAGACTCCAGCACGAGACTCGGACCTCCAGCGATGGCGTAATCGATGCCGACCGATGCGTCGGACGAACCGGAGAGCGTCGGGTCCGTGTCCTTGAAGTATACCTTACGGACGAGATCAAAAGAAGATCCGTTCCCTTGGAGGTAGATGGAGCGATTCGCTGTGTTGCCGCTTGCCGTTACCTGCTCCAGAGTTCCGACTCCGCCTGATCCGCCCGAGCCGATTGGAGCGAACAGGTTCTGGATGTTGGTTCCTCCCGAGTAGATCGTTCCTCCCGATAAGGTGACTCCATACACGACTCCAGAGGCGATGAGGTTCGTGATAGAAGGGGAATCAACGAGGTTCACCGTTGGAGCGGATGCCGTTCCTCCGGTGGTGATATTGGTTCCGGGCTGAACGTAGGTGTTGTTGATCCCGAGGTTGGTCCTTGTGCTAGCGGCTCCGGTAGGGGATGTCCAAGTCAAGGAGCCATCGTTGTTGATGTGGAGTCCCTGAGCGTTGCTGTTTTCAAAGTGCGCGATGTCCTCCGTGTTGCCTGAATCCGATGCGGTGACTTGGAGAGCCATCCCGTTCTGTGAGTAGATCAAGGCTCCTGTCCCGTTCTCGCTGGTCGCCTCGATCGCGTATCCCGTTCCTTGGTTGGAAGCGGTAATCGTCGAGAGGAACCCCGTATAGGTTGCCGACATCCGCTCGATCTCGATGTAGTCGTTCAGATTGACCGTTGGACGTGAAGCCGTTCCTCCTGTGTAGGTATTGACTCCGTCTTGAACATAGGTTGTTGTTCCCGTTCCTCCCGTAAGGGTTAAGAGCAGGGCGATTTCCGATGTGTGCGTTTGTGTTGTTGCCGATAACGCGAGGATCGAGACTCCGTTCGACTCCGTCCGTGCGGACAAGGCGAGGAAGTCAGGACAAGACAACAGGGCAGCACAATCAAACGTGGATCCCGTAGCGGCCTCCAACGCGTCGAGACGCGTATCGATGGAGGCGATCGTCGTGGTCCATGTCGAACAACCCGAGAGGGTGGCGCATGTCAGGTATGAGGAGGGACGAGTGATCGTTGAGGCGCTATAGTAGAGCCCTACATCCGGGAGCGTACCGTACCCGAGGAGATCGTCCGGACATCCTGCGAGAGCCGTCGTGAACACGATTTCGCAGCTCGTGCCGATCAGGTCGTCGCGGTCTTGGATGAGCACGTAATCGAAACGGACGTTCGCGTTCGGTAGGAATCGGATCCCCCAATCCTTGAACGCCTGCTCCGATTTGAAACGGAGCACGAGATCCGTGAGCAGGTTATGGGTCTCGGCCATGGCGTCCACAACGTTCTCCGAATCCGCCCGGCGCATCGTGAAGCAATAGAGGCGGAGGCTCCATTCGTTGCGTTGCTCGTTCCCGCGTTCCGGACCGAGGATCTTCGAGTCGATCAATTCGTAAAGGATCGCCGGGTATTGATCATCGACCTTCATTTCGCTTTGCGCAAAGTCCCCCAAGCGGAAGGAGGCGATACGCGGATCCGCCCCGGAGAGCGTTTCGAGGAGGGCATGGATCCCCCGAGGGGTGATCGAACGGAATTGGTTTGCCATTGCCTTAAATATCGCGACGCGTCTCGGGCTCGATCCTCAATGCCTAACGGTCCCGGAGGCCGCGTCTTGGCGCATGCGTTCGACCGCGCTCATATCCTTGAGATAGGAAAGATGTTCGAGGACTTCACCAACGCGAGCCTCGCCTACTTCAGCCAATGTAGACCCGAACCCTTCCCCCAATAGGTCCGACGTTACGCGGTACCATCCCCATTTCTGATTGATCTTGTCGGCTCGACCGCCGTCGCTTTGTCCCTTGAAAAGAGCCGCGTGAACAGTGAAGAGCCGCGTCCTTGAAGAGCAAAAAAAAAGAGCGGGCGATAGACCTCCGACATTTTGGCTCGGCACATCAGGCGGTTCTTTTCTTCAAGCGTGTTCTCGTTGAATGTTTCGCCCTCGCGCCATGCGGTCAGAGCGAGCAACCGATGGAGGTTCGCCATAAGATCCATGCCCCGGAGTATATCCTCCGCCTTCGATACGTGCTTGACCTTGTTCATAACGAAGTCGGGTTGAAAGGCGAATTCGTGAACGGTTCCGTGTTCGTCCGTCACTTGGAAGGAGATCGGTTTGCGCGATTCGTCGAGACCCGCTTCGTCCGGGGTGACGACCTCCGGGAGAACGATCTCGTCGAGGGTGGCCAACTCCGCCAATTGCACGAACGCCGGGAACGGAAGTTCCTCGATCTCCGACAAGGGTAGGCCGGTGATGTAACTCACGAGTCGCATTTGATGGAGCAGGGAGTCGCCCTCAGGATCGGCGGCCCGTTGTTGGAGTTCCGTCATAACGTCGAGGAAGGGACCGAGGTCCATTTCCCAAACGGAGGACGGGATGGAGATCACGCGAGAGTTGACTTCGACTTGTTTCATTGCTTGAGGTTGGTCTCCGATAAATACCTCCCGCTCGGTGCGGGGTATTTATTCCCGTGAGCAACGCGCCGACCCTCAATCAATTCAAACTCCATCGAAAACAAGAGGAGGCCTTTCTCGCCCTGAAGGATCCCTCGGTTTTGACCGTGGTCTACGGCGGTGCCATGGGCGGCGGAAAGTCCGTCCTGATCGCGGCCTTCGTTCTTTGGGCGGCTTTCACTTATCCCGATACGAAATACCTGATATGCCGTAAGGTATACGCCGACCTTATCGCGACGACCTTGGAATCCCTTTGGCGGGTTGCCCGCTCCATGGGAATAGAGCAGACGCTCCGGGCGGGATACAATCAACAACGCAAGGTGATCGAGTTGCCGAACGGCTCGAAGATCCTGCTCCGCCAAGTCGATCCGAAAGGAGACGAAACCTTTCAGGAGATCGGGTCGCTCGAATTGAGTTTCGCGGCCGTGGACGAATCCGGGGAGACCGAGCGGCTCGTCTATCAGACCCTCCTAACTCGACTGAGGTACAATTGCCCGCCCTTCGGCCCGAAGATCCTTCTCTGTAGCAACCCTTCCCGGAACTACGTTTTCGACTTCTTCGACCAATGGGAGAAGGGAACCCTCCCGAAGAACATCCGCTATATACCATGCACGCAATTCGAGAACCCATTCCTCGATGAACGGTTCCGGGCTACCCTCGTCCGGGAGAACTTCGACGAGTTCATTTGGGAAAGTCAGATCCTCGGGAATTGGCGTTATGAGAGAGGGGACCGGGATTGCTTCACGATCTCGGATATCGCCAACGCGTTCGATTGGTCCCCCGAAGGCGTAGACCTGAAAGGGAAGTTCCTCACATGGGATCCGGCGTATGGGGGCGGGGATCGCTCGGTCGTGATGTTATGGCAGGGAATGAGCATGGAGCGGGTTTGGGTTTGGCGCAAGAGGGACGCATCCGCTCAGGTCGAGGACGTGAGGCGGATCATCTCGGAGAATCAGGTACCGGCCCGGAACGTTTCGATCGACGGAATAGGTTCGGCGGCCTTGGTCTCTCAGTTCCGGGGATGCTTCGACTACCGGGCGAACGCGAGACCGCTCGACGGAGCGGGTTATGCTACCCTGAAGGACCAACTATATTTCCGCTTGTCCGAGGCGATAGCGAAGGGAGAGATCCGATTCCGTTGCCCGGAGATACGCGAGGAGCTTGCCGAGGAGTTGATCGCCCATAAGAGCTACCGGACCGACACGGATCAGAATGCGGCTATCCTGCCAAAGAGCCAAGTCGCCCGGATCATCGGTCGTTCCCCGGACTTGTCCGATTGCGTGTCTCAGCGGATGCTCTTCCTGCTCCGCCGTAAGGAGTTCCGGGTGGACGTTGTCCGGTTCTGAGGGAACCCGTCCTCCTTCCGGGCCCGTTCCCCCATGGATGGGGAGATAACCCCGGAGAACGAAGATTCCGGGCCTTCCGGGAGGGTTCCTTGGGGTTCTCGGGGACCGGGGAATCGATGGATCAAATGTTAAATGTGAGGTCGGCTCTTGCATGTATAGCAGAACGCTATACATTTGGCCCATCAACGAACAACAACGCAAGATGAACAACTCAATCCAACTCCAAGGGATCGGCCGCTTCCAAGCTAAGACAGGCGCGGAGATCCGGGTAGGCGACACGCTCGTTTGGAACTACGGCGGGACCTCGGTTGTCGAGGCTATCGTTCGCGAGACCGCCTCGTTCGTGGTGATCCTCGAACGGTATGACGGGGACAAGACCTATCAACGGAAGATCGGAAAGAACCGCCTCGTCGCCTTCTCCTCGAAGTGAGAGAGACCCGAAGGGGATCAAGAACAACACAACAACACCGAACGCCATGGAACCCGCCAACATCCGCCCCGGAACTCTCCTCGCCTTCACCGTGAACGAGGACGTGTATCACACCGAGCGCCAGTTCGACGAACTCGGACGCATCAGGACCGTTACCTCTCGCCTGATCGGTAAGCGCGAGGTCTCCACGATATACACGGCCGTACGTGTTCGCCAATTGAAGCGGAGCGTTAGCGTCCGGGCCATGGACCTCGACGGGAACCTCGTTCGCCTATCGATCACCCCGGAGAACTCCTCCCGTTGGAGCATGTGCGAACCGGTCCCCTCCCTGTGAGAGACCCGAAGGGGATCAAGGGATCAACCGTTCGTCACATAGTTGGAGCATGTATAGCATAACGCTATACATTTGGCCCATCAACGAACCAACACAACAACACAAGATGAGCACCTCCAACACCTCCGCGATCCGCTTCCTTCACCACTACGTTACGAACGGAGTTCTGAAATGTAAGGTGATGTATAGCCTCGATAACCGCGCGGATTCCCGTCGTTGCGTTACGATCTACTCCGACTCTTACGGCCGGGACCTGTCTCGCATCCTGTCCGCACATGTGACGGTCGAGAACGCCTCGGACCTTATGACGGACTACTTCGAGAAGGATCACGTCACGATCTTCGAGGGGTCCCCGTTCTACCCTGCTCTCCGGGCCCGTGCGGAGGACGTGAACGCAAAGAACCAAATCCGCTACCGGGAACTCCGCCTGAAGAGGACCGCGCGTCGGGTGGCCAAATGGGTAGCCCTGTTCCCCACCAAGGCGAACGGGATCATCGAGCGGGAATGTCGGTTGATGGAGATCTCGCCCGAGGTGTTGGCCCCGTACATTGCCGCTCTTCAGACTTCCAAGTAAGCACTGATCCCCATGGCCACCAAGACCGCCAAAACCAAAACTCCCCCACCGGGGGACGACTTCACCGAGACCAAGCTCTCCGCCTTCCGCTTGCCCGGAGAGACCCGGAAGCAACTCCAAGAGCTTGCCGACGCATTACAGGGCGGGAATCAGGCCGCAACGCTCCGGGAGATCATCAGGACCGCACACCGGAAGGAGTTCGGGCGATAGGACAGGATCCCAGCACCAACACAAGGGGAGGCGAGAGCTTCCCCTTCTTCGTTTCCGGGAGATCAGGAAACCCTATCCATGCTTCCCGAGGTTCCCGAGGTTCCGGGTAGGGTTTTGGTTCCCAAGGGGAGTAGAAACCCCTGAGCGGAAACCCGCGCCAACAAAGGGAACTCAATCCTCGAAGGGGAGGGAATCATCGGGGTCCGGCAAATCCTCGGGCGGATCAGAGATCTCGTCGAGGTCCGATAGGTCGAACGGGATGGGGTCGCTCGGCGGGAACGAGAGTTCCAATTGAACAGGCGGCTCCTCGGGCGTTAACTCAATATCAACCGGAGGGATGGTAGGATTTACGGCACCGGCAACCCCGCCCATGCCGACGAGTTGAACGGTGATCTCCTGTCCTCCGGTTTGGTTCACCGTCGAACTATTGTACCCGAGAACCTTCGCCATGGAATCGAGCACATCCTTCGAGAACTTCAGGGTCGAAAGTTTTTGCCCGGCATCGGGTAGCCCGTTGGCCCGGCTTATGAGTTCGTATAGCTCCCGGAGCATGTCCTCGCGGGACAGGAGGTGTTTCTCCGCCTGACGGTCGAGGAGATCCCCGATCGCGAGCTTCACGTCAGGACGTTGGAGAAGTTTCCAACCCCTTCGGACTTGCACCTCGTGAGTTTCCCCCGGCTTCAATTGATCGAGCGCGCGAACGGCGTTGCAATCGTTCCGGATGTATGCCGAGACGAATGCTTGGTGAGACGGGGAGAGGGCTCGGAAGGAGGGGAGTTGGGGCATGGAGAGTTTTTTTTCGGGGCCCGTATCAATAGGGCGAATTACCTTTTCACTCCTTCTCCACCCCGTTCACACCTTAGAGTGATCGCGTACCGGTTCGGAAGGGATCTTTAGGTAAATACTTTCCACGATGACACGCATCAGAACGACCAGAACCGAACGCGAGTCCATGCGCAATTGTGGCATGGAGACCCGGAAATATGTCTTATGGAAAACCCTCCAACTGGAATACTTGACGCGCATCCTGTTGATCAGGATCCTCCGCTTGAATCCCAGCAAACACAAAGCCGTCGGACATTCATCACGGGCGTTAGGTCTTGTCGAGCGGCTTCAGTTCCTGATCGACTTCGAGTTGATCTCGGAGAAGGAGAAAACAAAAATCCTTTGGTTACTTCAAATAAGGAATCAAATGATGCACAACTTAGAAGCCTCTTCCTTTGTGGAATGCCTGAAGTACACCGATGCGGGATTGAACGCCGAAAGCTTGCTCAAAGCCTTTCCGAGCCCACCAAAGGAGAAAGTCTTACCTATCGAGAACCGATTACATCTCGCGTTCGGTCGTCTTTGCAGGCATGTAGGCGATCAATTCGTGGGGCTACCCGAACGAGTTACCAAGATGAACAGATAGATTCATTCTCCGCTCTTGTAATCCTGTAGATCACGCTCCGCTTGCTCTTGGCGCTCGACATTTTCCCATTCCCCCCGGACGCGTTGATATACATCCTTGAGCGATTTGAACGCATCCCACAGACAGGACGGACAGGAGAGGTTGATCGGGCGGTTCTCCACATGGCTCCGGAACAGGAACTCGATCTCGTTCGCGCTCTCCCGGCGAACGGTGCTCCCCTTGGCGACTTGCCTCAGCGCGCGGAATTGGTCTAGGGTCTCGACGGCCATCAGAGGTAACGGAGTTTGATCCTCTCATAGAGATCATATATCGCGCTCGCGGCCACAGCGACAACGAAGGGGAATCCCAGCACGAACGAAGCGGCCAAGCCGCCCCAAAAGGTCGCGCATTTGCCGCAACCCGTCGCGTTGGAGATGATCTCCCTCAGGACGGCGATCGCCTTGGCGAGGACGGATCCCGTCGATTCCTTGGCGGTTTTCCAAAGGTGTTGGATGAGTTCCCGGAAGGAGAACCATAGATAAGCGAAGGCGAGTATCAATAGGAGGTTGTTCATTGGTCGAGTTTTTCGAGTTCACGGATGCGGTCTATCATCATTCGGTTGATCTTCACCACCAACCGGAGCACGATATCGTACGGGATGCCATGGCGCTCCGCAAATGGGCGGAGCTTGACCTTCTTTCCCATCGTGGCGCTCTCCTGTAAATACGTGAGGTACGTCTCCTTTTGGCTCGATGTGAATCCCGAGAAGATGGGGGATCCCAACAGACGCCACCGGATCACATCGAAGTCCCACAGACGGACGTTGCGCATTTGCGGGACCACATCGAACGGGCGGTCGTGCGATTGAGGCTCCTCGAACATCTCGTCGAGGTCGCCATGTTCTCTCCAACGCCGGGCGAACTTCGAGGAGGCGCTCCGATGGGTGTTTTGGAAGTAGCGGATTAACCAATAGTTGAAATAACTACCATTGAAGAAGGAAAGAAAGCCGTCCGTCGAAGCGGAGAACTTGCACAACAGGGTAAGCGACAGGTCTTGGATCGCTTCGGCGTAGAACTCCGCTCCATGCCATTTGGGTAACGCATTGGCCCGGTACATCTGACGTATCACCGGGGAGGTCGATAGCAGGCGATAGGCGTGATCGATGGAGGACGCCGAGAGTCGTTCCTCGCGCGGGTCCCGATAGTTCTCCCCGCTCCATGGGAGGCAATTATCGGCGCTCATTGGTGGAGACGGATTGCGTTGCGGACGGGATAATCACGGAACTCCTTCGGGATCTTGCCGAGTCCCGGCTCGAAGGTCTTGCGGTCGCAGAGGCGTTTGCGCGCATAGGACGGCGCTCCGATGGGCCAAATCAGACAGACACCGTCGGTATGGAGGCTCGCCCATAGCACGCCGATCGACTTGCGACGGGATACTTCGAGCAGCTCGTCGGCCTTGACCGATTCGATCCCCCAAGAGGACACGGCGGTCGATCCGGAGTTGCGTTCCTTCCCTTCGAGGAGGTATTCGGTCCCGCCCGAGACGAGGAACATGTCGAACACGCATAGACGGCCGTCGTCCTGATAGGGGTCGGTGCAGAGGATTTTGGTGATGTGCGGGTCCTTCGAGAGCACATCGAACAGGCGGAGCCGGATCGCGGTCTCCTGACGGATGTATCTCCCCTGATCGTTATCGGGCGAGATCGTTGTCGAGGAATAGATGTGGGATAGACGCGCGAAGTCGATCAGCGCGTCGCGTAGGACGATCTTCATTTGTGGTGGATTTTGTCGAGAAGGATATCATTCTCCGCTATAAGTAGTCCGGAAAAAGAAGAATCCCTCCGTTAGGGGAGGGATTCCGCAAAAAAGACGATCAGAGCACCACCACAGAGCCTCACGTCTGATGTAAATATACCGCATGCGGAGCCTTAGGCGAGTTCCTTTGCGGCGGATTCGGCTTCGGACAGGTCGATCCTACGGAATAGGGCGTCGGTATGATCGAGCGCGCGTTGGTCCTCCATGGAGGCATCCGCGTATTGCCATATCGCGAGGCGATAGGTCGATCGGAGAGCTTTGATGAATTCCCGATAAGAGACGGCTCGTTCGTAATTTTCGAGGATCTGCTCCGTGTACATCTGCGCGTAAGCCTGAGTGATCGCCCGGAGCGCCTGATTCATCATTGCGGCTTTCGGTTTGCGGCTCCCGTCCGGGCGGTCCGTGAGCAGCGCGATGCGTTGTTCGATGGAGTAATCCGGATGCAAGAACACGCGTAGGATGTTGGAGGTGATTTGGGCCATTGGGGTATCTTGTTTCTTCACAAATAGTTTGGAAAAGAAGGAATCCGGAGGGGACGAGGAATTTAGTTCTGCTCCGGTGGGATCCATTCCCAAATGACTGAGGAGAGGTCCGGTCCGAAGTAGATGGGTTCCGGTTCATGGGGAGCGATTCGGATCCGTGGCGTGTTCAAGATGTAGGCCATAAGATTGCCGGGGATCACCGGGTCCTGTCCCTGAATCACGAGGTCGAATAGGTCCTGATCGATTGAATGATTGATCTCTTGACGACGAGATTCGGTTTCGTCCCTGCGATCTTTCCAATAGGAACGGAGCGCCTCCCCGTGGTGATGATCGAGGAGTTCCGGCTCCGTTTGGATCACCTCAGCGATCCGAGTCAATGTGTTCGCATACGTATCGGACCGGAAGCTCTTGAATAGATACCGCGCGGCCCGGTGGAACTCCTCCTCGGTGATGTACTCACCAAGGATCAGCGAAGTGATCCGGCTCTCGTCCTCCGGGGACAGGTCGAACCATTCTCCCGAGACGCGCTTCTCGTTATATAGCGCGTGAAGCATTCCCTCGGAAATTCCGTCTCCTTGGCATATCACGCGGACGAACGCGTTGGAGGTCTTATGCGAAAGCATTCTTGACGCCATGTTCGAGGTCTTGCCGATCTTGAACAAGCGATCGTCGGTGATCAAATAAGTGATGAGTTGAGTAGGTCTCTCCATAGGATTTGGGATCAATCGTAATCGGCGCGGGCAATCTTGGGAACGGATGCCATTTTGGCCGCAACCTGTAAGGCATGCGCCGCAACCTTGCAGGCGTCCAACTTGTTCGAGACCGCTCTCCATTTGTTCTCCGTCTGTTTCCGTTGCCACGCGAGCGCCTGTTCGCATTCCTGACCGTATAGCTCGAACACGATCTCCGCATCGCTCTCGGTGAATTCGTGGCGTCCTCCGTCGGGATAGTAGTCGAGCCGGGAGAACACCTTACGTGGAATTGGTGCATCCGCCGAAGTGAGCAGGACCGACGGAGCCGTTCGGGTCGCCTTTGGTTCTTTCGGCTCGTTTGGCTTCGGTGCATGCTTGGCCGGTTCTTTCGGGGGATTGGACGCCTTGGCCGTCGCTTCTGGTTGTGCGCGTTCTACGTTCCTCCCGGAGTTCTCCCCTGACCGAACGAAGAGCTTGAGCGTCTCCGGGCCCAACACGATCGTGTTGGTCTGATTGAAGCTATTCCGGTTGACCGTAACGACGAGGAATCCGAGTTGATTCAGGAGTTGGAGCTTACGTCCTACGGCTCGGTCGGATAAGCCGATGATCTCTCCGATGGACCGGATCGAGCGATAGTATTCCATCCCCTCAAGATGGAACGAGAGCACGTCGCTCAACAGGATCTTGTCGGCTCCATCGAGGCGACAGGTCCTTACTTCGCCTCCGGGCTTCGTCGGTTGGACGAGATAGGTTGCAGCATGGAGAGCGGGATCGATTCGGATGAACGAGGTCGATAGGTCGTCATAAGTGATAGGTCGCATTCGTTGAGGTGGAGCACCAACGGGGAGAGCCGAATGCGACTAAGGCTTGCATCCCCGCTGGCGTCCGAAATAGATTGTGATTGTCGCATTACTTCCATAAGTAGTCCGGAAATGTGGATTCCGCATCCCGAACCGAAGAAAATATAATGAATCCGCGTCTGAACTCCAAATCCGGGATCAATTGAGCGAAGCGGTCCGGAGCATGCTCCGCGTAAAGAGAGAACGGAATCGATATCCTGTTGTGTTGTTGTGCCTGTTCCATCCTGTTAGGCTCCATGCCGCCCATGTACCGCGCGGCGCTCTCTCAACATACACACATCATCTTCTCTCTATTCTGATAACTCATCTAATAGCGCGTCGTTTTGACGCTACGTGGCGTCGTTATGACGCTAGGTAGCGTCGTTTTGACGCTAGCAGGTAGCGTCGTTTTGACGCTAGTTCGGGGCGTATCGGAGGGCAGTTCCCGCCATGGCCCGCGCGTATGGGATAGCGGCCCCGGACCGGGCAATCCTATTCCGTGGACAGGTGAGCGTTGATCCTGTCCTCCGCCACGAACTTCCCCATCGCGAACCTCCCATCGAAGAACCATTTCCCGCCGTCGAGCGCGACCAATTCCGTTCGCTCCCGATGTACGGCCACAACGAGGAGAGTTCCTCGGTGGGGATGGATAACTCTCTCCGGAGTCACCACGGCGAACCCGAGCCGCTCCAATCGATCGCGTTGCATTCTGTCCATGGCACAAAAATAAATATCTCCTCCTTCCTCGGATTTCAGGAAAAATATGCTATTTATTGATACAAATCAAAAACCTATGAGAACCGGAAGACCACCAAAACACGACGTGCTCGCCTTCGTCTTGGCGAACCCCGAATACCTCGACAAGACGTTCACCGCCATCGCCTTGGCGATGGGATGCACCATACACACCGTCACCGTGCAGGTGGCCAAGGCTGTGGCCGCCAGAAAGCTCAAGACCGCTACCGTGCTCCGTATTCCGGGTCAGGGCGAGCGCTCGCATACGAGAACAAAGAGCGCCGATGAGATTATCGCGACCTATGAGAGACGCACGGAGCGAGGCAGGAAATGGGCGAAGGACCACGCGGAGGAATCACGCAAATATCAGCGCGAATACCGCCGGGAATGGATCAAGGACGAAGCGAACGCCGAGAAGCAGCGCGAGTCCGCGAGGAAGTCGATGGCCAAGAAGCGGAATAAGAAATAACCGAGCGCTAATACCGAAAACCTATGATCAACGAAGAACAACTAAACAAGTATATCGGCAAGGTCTCTCACCGGGACAATGAGGAATGGGAACGCAATATGGAAGCGGAGCGCATCGCGAAGGCACAACGTGCTGAAAGGATTGCTCCCTTCCTGATGGAACTATCCGCTCTGATGCGAAAGCACAACGTCGAGATTGACTATGATCCGATCGAATTCTATGAACGCGCTATATGGACGATCGACGGGGTCGATCACGGAAGCGTGTTCGACATTCCAACAATCAACGAAAATCCCGCACCTCCAAGCGATCCCAACAATTCCAACACGACCGCGAAATGAACTCCAACAAGACAACCGCATCCCACCAGTGGAAGAACGCGGACCTGTGCATCGACATCCGATGCGAATGCGGAGAGCTATCGCACATCGACCCCTATCGATACATCAGCGATCCGCCGGGCAAGAATCCGCTCTTCCTGTGCTCCTGCAATCGCTTGTTCGAGATCTCCAACGCGGTCGTGTTGACCGAGGTCGCATCGGGCGAATGGAGAGAGGATGTATACGAGGACAATGACAACAGCGACCGTCCCGCACCCTCGGGCGGCGTAAATGATACCAACAACAAAAGAGCGTCAGAGGAATAGAACCGGAGGAGAACTCCGGCAGCGTGTCGCGGCCCGGAAGTCGATGGCCAAGAAAAGGAACAAGAAGTGAGAACGGACGACCACAATCCGAACAACCTCAACAGAAATGAAGACAAAACAATTCATCTATGCGCTACAGAACCAGACGTTCGAGGACCGAAGAGAACTCCATCTGATGAGAGAAGAGTATGAACTCGCGGCCGTCGATCAGAAGGCTATCGACCTGATCGCGTCGAAGAAGATGTTCGGCTATCGGATGGCCGATGGATGGATCATCTGGATCGAAGGTGACTATCACCCGGAGTACGAATATGCCAAGAGCCTACTATGGACAACGGCGGACGGAGAGGAGATCTTGATCAATGGACTCGAACCTCCCAGCAATAATGATACCCCGCACCAATGACCAAAGAAGAAACCCAACTCCAACAGGACATCGCCGATCGCCGGGCACGATTCCGGAAGATGATAAGGAACAAGAAATGAGAGCAGACGATCGCCACAATCCGAATGAAGATCCGCATCCAGACGCGGGCCCGTGCGAGTTGCGCCCGTTGACTCCGTGGGGACTCCTGCTCTATCGCCCGATATGGGTATGGGACGACCTGAAGTATCGAATCCGGTTCGGTCGCTGGCCGAACGTGAACGAGGGCGAACACAACCGGAACAAGAGACTCGACCGCTTCCCGTTGTGGGTTCTCGTTATCGTGTTTGCGCCCCTTGCTGGCATCGCTCACGTGTTGCTCGCGCTCAACAATCCCGACCGTCCCGCACCTGAGGGCGGCGTAAATGATACCCCGCACCAATGACGGAAGAATCCCAACTCCAACAGGACATCGCCGATCGCCGGGAACGGTTCAGGAAGATGATGGCGATGCTGGATTTCTTGGAGGGAACGGAGCCCGAGGAATTGAAGGTCCCGGAGAAGAACCAACAACAACAGAACAAGAAATGAAGTATAATTATCAAAGCACGGTGATCGACGCCAAGTCGGGCGAACTCCAATTCCGCAACGGGCTCGTCTCATTCCGTGGATTGGACTCGGTCGGGTCCGTCGCGATGGAGCGTCTCCCGTATCCGTCTCAGGTCCGATCCCTGACGATGGATGTGGATGGAGAACAGTTCACGCATCGGAACGAGCCGAATCAGGAATCCATCGACCGCCTCGTTCTCGCGATGTGCGAGGGCAAGACGATCGACCGGGTTCGCCTGACGATCACGGCGGAGGTGGAGGCGGAGATCGAGCAGGAGATCGGGGGCCCGGCTATCGGGTCGAATGGATCGGCGAAACATACCTCGGAGAAGTGAACCGGAACACCGATACCGCGTTCAAAGAATGCTGGGAATGCTTGTGCGTCCATCCGATCGAGGATTTTTTGAAAATGATCAACGGATACGTCTGCTCGATGCGGATGTGCCGCGCGTGCCGCAACCGCCGGGAGGTCGAGCGTCTCTCCCCGGAGCGCCGCGAAAAAATGATGGAGCAGCAACGCAAGAGGAGGGATCACATCCGCGCGAATGATCCGGAGCGGCTGGAGCAGATCCGGGAATATCACCGTAAGGCCAAGGCCAAGAAGTACACGGAGATCAAGAAAGATCCCGCGAAATACAACGAATTCCGTGAACGACGAAACGAAGCGAACCGCCGATATCGCGAGCGGCAAAAAGCAAAGAAAACCCCGCCCTCCTCGGGGATCGATGATAACCCCGGAGGAGGCTTGGCGTCTGATTGAGCGGGGCGGGATCCCGGACGGAATCGTCTATCAGCGCGAGCGTCTATCGTGTTGGGAGCCCGAGATCTCGATGAACCTCGACCTGTCCCGTGCTGTCTTGGCGCGGGAGACGGGCGAACCGTTGCCCGCTAAGAGTCTGACGGCCGCGCAACGGACCGAACGTCTCAGAGCCCAAATGGCGGCCTATCTTGAGGCTCGGGGGTGACAGGTATTTAATTGTATGTCGTCCCGCCCATATGCTCGGAAACCCTACCTGATCACCGACCTCGACCCCGAGGACGCGTGGGCATCGTTGGAGCGCGGCCAACGCATCCCCCTGAATGAGGCCGTACGGTCGGGATTCGAGTCGTACCGCCAGTTCGAGACTCACGCCGAGTTGGCCGGGATGCTGAACGTATGGGAGCGCGAGCGCGATAGAGCGGGGCGGCCCGTTCCTCGGCTCTCTCCGGAGGAGATTGATTTGCAAAAAAAACAGGATGCCAAGGAACGATTCGAGCAATCGCTCGCCCGGAAAATGTCGAACGAATATCCGAGCGGGAATGTTGTCTCCCTCGACGAGGCGGTCCGTGCATGGCATCGCGACTATTGTCGGGCGCATTACGCGGCGAACCGGGAGGAGACCCGCTTCCGTGCGGCGGTCCTGAGGTATTTTGCGAAGAACGATCCGGAGCGATTGGCCCGTTATCGTGCCTGCGATCGAGAGGGGAAGCGCGACATCCTGCAATCTATGCGGGACGCGGGATTCGTGCCTCCGTGCCGTGGCGATCGGCGCGGATAAGACGCTCGGGCAACATATCCGGGTGATGCCCCGTAAGCTCTTCTCGGGTCTCCCCAAGGATATGGAACGGGCGCGCGTCAATATAGCAGGATGATCGAATTGGACAAGTCGGAGGATCCCACATCTGTTGGGAACTCGGACTTGTGGATTTGGGGCCGGGAGATTTAATTTTGGGAAATGTTTGGAAAAGAAGAAAAGCGGACTATATATTAACACAAACAAAAAATGAACATGGAACAGACGGCTACTTACAGAAAGATCGACCCGTTCACTACCTCGAACGAATCGCTCGACAACATCATTCGCCAACTCCAAGCGGGCGACCCGGTGAACCGCTGCGACATACACGAGCGCAACTTCGGCGTAGCGCGCTACCTCGCGATCGCGATACCCGACACGCACATCGGGTTGTTGAAGCGATTCATCGTTGAACTCAGCGCCCACAATGTCGTGTTGATCGATGCGGAGCGCACGGAAATGTACCGCGACAACAACAGAATCGCAGCGACGGAATACATCTTCGATCGTAAATGAACCGGACAACAACAACAACAATCGACGGACATGGAGACGAAAAGAACAATCAAATCCAATGTGATCGCCATCGTATGCGATGCGATTGCAGCAGCGGACGAGCGCGATACACGCGTGATCCCATGCCGCGATGTCCCGATCGAATGGTACCACCGGGAGACTTATCGCCTCTCCTATCCCGGACGGGTGGCGATCAAACATCTTGAGGACCGGGGAGCGAAGGTTATCCGGGCGCGGGATTGCACCAATTGCCCCGAGGGGATCCATCCGAACGCGAGCGTGATCGTCCTCCCGGAGCCGAAGCATACGGTCGAACGTATGCGCCGTCTACTCGACGCGGCCGTCGCCTCGGAGGATTATCTCCGAGCGGCCCGATTGCGGGACCTGATCGCGGTCACAATGGAAGTACGCGCCGGGAAATGATCGAGCAAGCGACCCGGATAGACGAACGCGAAACCCTCGTCGGTCGCGTTGTCGAGCGTACGCGCGACGGTTACCGGGTGCTCGTGACGAGTCAGGATGGGCAGAGATTCCACGGTTACGGGGTCGCCTCGGGCCAATACATCAGGCATGCCATGGAGACATGGGATTTCGTGCATTCGCCCGATCAGGATGTCCCGGAGGAGTTGCGCCGGGAGGCGGAGGAATGGACCGAACAAGTGAATCGATCGAAGAGGGAACAACAGGAACGGGAATCAGGAATCAAATTTCAAACAAAAATGAAACAAGTCGAAGCAGGGATAGGAGAGTATACCGTCAAGACGGTAGAGTTCAAAAAGGAATTCAAGAACAAGTTCGGCACGATGTACGATTTCGTCGTCACGATGGAGGACGGGACCTCAGGCGAATACACGGGCAAGAGCAGGGAGAACGGGGAGAAGTTCTTCCCGGTTGGCGTCGCGCGCCATTACGCGGCCGAACCCGTGAGCAAGGGTCCCCATGGATGGAAGTTCCGCCCCGCCAAGACCGACGAGATCCAATCCGCCAAGGCATCCGCTCCCGCTATGCCGCCCGCCCCGGTCCCCTCGTCGCATGCGCCGATATCATTCGCTCCTATTCCGGCCCGCACCGGTATCGATCCCGCTATAGCAGCGGCCGCGCTCCATGCGTCGATTGCGCTCGTCAATGGAGGCAGACTCGAAATGAACAAAATCGAAGCCTCAACCGCCAAATTCATCGCCATCCTGCAACGCGTAACCCAACAACCCGAAACAACAACCCAACAACCCGAATCAAAATGAAGAACACAACCACAAACCTTGGCCGCGCATTGGCCGTCTATCTCGTGGCTCTTGTCTTGGTGCTCGTATCCTGCAAGAAGAACGAGAACTGTCAACAGGACTATGATTCCATCCGAACGGAGTACTATCGAAAGGAGAAGAATATCCTCTCCCTGACCAATCTACCGGAGGCGGAGATTCGGGAACGCCTGAACCAAGCCGCCCGTGATGCGAACCAAGCCGCTGCCGCAAAGGACGGGTGTTGTTGTTGGTCGAAACTGAACGAGAACAATTGAGGCGAAGGCGCGGGTCCTCGATAGCCGCCCTATTTATAAGCGACCGGGTTCGGCCATGTTCTCCGGTTTCTTGTTTTGGTTGGGGGCGGGGAGGGATCCCCGCCCTTTGTTTTTTGTTCGATATAAGCGGCGATCTTGGTGCGCGCATATCAACGGGCCCGTCTGAGGAGTCGAGCCGGGAGAACGCGAAAGGGCGGCCATTGGCCGCCCTTCTTCGTTCAACATGGATCCCCCGGAATCAGACGAGCCGCATCCCGCCCGTGTTCTCCGGGTTGATCGTCTTGGCCAAGCGAACGAATAGGGCCGCGTCCGCGATCAACCCGCCCTGATTGTACCCGGCGAAAACCTTCCTTTCCGATCCTCCGATTTGGTGGCCTGTGAAGAGGGAACAAAGGATCCTCTCTCCGATCTCAGGCGCGCCCGCAAGCATATTGCTTATGAACGACCGGCGGAGACAGTGGGGCGTGATCACCTTGGCGATACCCGCCTCGTTCACGAGGTCTTGAACCGCGTCCCGGATGCCCTGCTCGGAGCGATTCTTGGGGATGCCCGCCTCCCGGAGTTGATCCGCCAATGGGAGCAGGACGATCGGCATAACGAGCGGGCTCGGGCTCTTGGTGCATTTGAACTGCGAGCAATAGATCCCGTTCCTCAGGGAGAGGTTCTCGAAGAACCGGGGATAATCAGAGATCCGGATGGAGGTGAACGCGCCGAGCAGGGCGAACGTCTTGGCTTCCATCAGGCGGGGAGTAGACGGCACATGCGCCACGATGCGCGCCAAGTCGGACCAATCGAGCCAATCCGTTATCGCGCTCGTGAGCTTGAACTGGCGATCGGTCGAGAGCTTGGTTTTGATCCCCTTCTTTTGGGAGAAGAGGATCAACTTGTTCAAATGCTTTTGCGCGTTCCACATGGAGTTGTCGCTATAGCCGCGCTCGGCGCGGAGGAACCCATAGAACCGGGTCCTCCATTGGTCATCGATCCGGAGCATGGACGCCGAGGCGTCGAACTCCTCAAGGCGATGCCTGAAGTTCGCCGATTGGTTCCGGCTCTTTGGGTCCCGACATGCTTTCTCGATCTCCGTCATCAGGGCGGAGACGCCCGCCTCGACCCGGACCGGAACGATCACCGTCGGGCGGTTGGGTTTCGCGAGTTGTTGGAACTCGTCTCGGATGCGTTCCGGGCGGAGGTCCCCTTCGCGCTCCGCATGTTGGTAAGCGGCCGTCATCTTGGCGAGTTGTTCCTCGATCTTCCCGGTCAGGGAGAACCCGTCTTGGACGGAATGTTGGAGGCTCGGTCTCCCCTCCTTAGGATTCCATTTATCGGGCACGATTGTCAGGCCGGTAGAGACCCGGACCCGGCCGTAACGTTTCGTCCCATCCGGGGCGATCATCGGGATGCCTTGTTGGAGGAGATAAATCGTACTCCCGTCGAGGTAAACCTGAGGCTCTTTTTTCATTGGTTCTTTCGGTTGGCTCCGGCAAAAGAGGGGGCAAAACCGGAACTAAAAACATCAACTTTGCCGCTCCCTTGGATTGATCCGCATAGGTCGGGAAGAGGGGTTAACTCCTTGACATTCTAAACGTTTGCCCATGTCTGAACGGGGTCGCTCCGGAACTCCCTACGGGTTCACTGAGCGCTGGGGCTCCTGTTCATCAGGGGCCCCAGTCGTTTTCGGCCTTTTCCTTAGAGCCTCGGGCATTACAGACGTTCCGGGAATGTCTTTGGGAGGGGTGGAAACAGGCCCGGAAATGGGGTCCTCCGGCAACAAAAGGGGCGATTCGCCGGGTGCGACTCCCTTGGAGGGCTACCGGCGTTCTTCGGGCCGGGGAATCCCCGATCTTTGGATCCATGGCGAAGAATCTCCTCTCCGGGGTCCATACCCTACGCCTCGAAGGGGGCGAGATCCTGATTAGGGACCGCGATAACGCGAGCCTGTTCGACATGCTTGTCGAGGCGTTCCATCAGGAGCCGCTCCAAGAGGTCCGGATCCGGGTCGCCGGGCTCTCCATTTGGGACGTTGAACCGGATGAACTACGGCCGGGATTCGATGGGTTCCTCTTGGCGATAATGGCCGCTAAAGGGGTCGTGATGGAGCCGGGACAGAATCTCGTGATCGAGTTCGAGTTGATCTCCGTCCCGGCGTGATGGACAACCGGACGAGAACGAGGTTGATCGACGCGTTCTATTGCGTGGTCCTGCTCCTGCTCGGGGTCTCCGTTGCCGACCTGCTCGGGTTCGTTTCAATCGACCTGTGAATCGGCGGAGTCCGGGGAAACGGGCGGCTGAGAGAGATCCGAAGGAGATCCTTGGTCCTGTCCCTTTCGTTTGAACACGTTCACCACCGATCCGCCTCCGCCCCAATAGGGGCGATCCGAGGAAGGGAAGAAGCTCTCCGCCATGTAATAACACGAGATCGTTCCGGCGAACACATAGGAGAGATGTTTCACGAGATCAATGCACGCGAGAGCGATCTCGTCTCCCTTGAACATGGCCGCAATGAACCCGGCGAACATCAGGAACGAGAGCATCAGGAACGAGAGCAACGTTAGGACCCAACGCGTACGGCGGTCCTCTCGTTCATCCGATGGGATCGATGCCCAAACGGAACGGAAGTACCGGAGCAGTTTCATCTCAAAGAGTTCTTTCGCGCAAGTCGTCCACCTGTCTATTGAGGTAATCGATCTCGCGCTCGTGCCGTTCGAGATCCTTGTTCACCCCGAGGATCGCTTGCTCGACGCGGGATAAGGTGGAGACCACATTCGCGTGATCCTCGGCGTTGGCTTTTTGAGCTTCGGCCGTTGCCTTGTGGGATTGCTCCATCTTTTCATCCAACGAACCGAGCTTCGCCTCGGTGCGCGCGTTGTGCTCTTGTTGATGTTTCTCGCCTTGGCTTTGGATGTAGATGATCACCCCGCCGAGAGCGGAGATCAACGCGGCGATGATCGCGAATTGAACGGAATCGGTAGACATGGCGAACAGGTTCATCGGCCGGGAGGATTACAGCATCCATCGGGGTTCCCTCCCCGATGCGGGCCGGTGTAGATGAATCCTTGAGCGACCTTCTTTTGTGGGGCGATGTTCTGATTGCTCTCGTAATAATAGACCGCGAGGTCGGTAGAGTTCTCGCTCAACAGGATGAAGTTCTTCAGGCGTTGCGCGTAGAAATCCGCGTCGTTCCTCGACCGCTTGGCGACCTTGGCGATCGATTCATCCGTTGCGGATTTGTTGTTGCTCGTGTTGGTCTGAGCGACCCCGATGTTCGATAGCTGGTAAGAGGTCGCATAGACGAAACGCTCCTCGGCGTATTTGGACAACAGGGGAACGATATACTCCTCATAACATTCGGTCTGAATGGATGTGAGCCCCGTCAAGGAACCGGAGTCGTCCACCGAATCGAGGAAGATCCCGAACAGGCGCGCGCCGAGAATGCTCTTGAGTTCGATGCGTTGAGCTTCGAGGATGCATTGGCGGAGCTTGGCCGGTTCGACGTTGCCCTCGATGATCGAGTTCGCCTTTACCGTTTCCGTGGAGACGAGTAGTTTTTCATTTGCCATTGAGGAGAGCGGGATTTGATGTTGGAGCGGGAAGGGCGGGAACATCCTTCGCCGGAAGGGGTTCGGCCTTGGCCGCCCCGTTGATCATCGCCTCGACCATGGCGACGGGGATCGTGGGGAATGCGGCCTGAATGAGCGGGAGGGCGGTTTCCTTCGTGAGCGTCCCGGACGAAACGGCCTGAACGATGGAGAGCAGGGAATCGATCTGAGCGCCGTTGAGGGCGGTCGCGGCCACATCGGTAGCCGGAACGGGATTGGACGCATCCGGGGCGGGCAAGGAACCGCCCGGCGTTGCGGCTTCGGCCCCCTTCACGGATTGCTCGACTTGGCGGAGCGTGAACGGGTCGATCTCCCATTGATGTTGGATCCCGCCCAACTCTCCGAGCATGGCCCAAACCCCGATCAACAGGTTTTGCAAGGGACGGACGACCGTTTGGGAATAGAGTTCATATTCCGTTTCGAGGTCGCTCGAATTGAATCCCGTCTCGTTGCCTCGGGCGAGACCGAAGATGTCCCCGTTCCCGCATACACGGAAGGCGGAGCGGATGCGTTGATCTGCCGTCTCTTGGATCTGCGCGAAATCCTTCGGCCCGGCTCCGGAATCGAAAGGGGTGACCTTCACGCCTCCGCCGTAAGTCGTCAGGAATCCGCCCGTGAACTCCCCATCGGGTCCCACGACGAAATCCTTCAGGCTCTTGTTCATCTTGTCCTGTTCTTCGGCCGTTGGTACGTCGTCATAAGAAATGATCGCCGAAACCATAAAGTTATTTTGAACCCGCTTGAGGTTATGGCGCATCAACGCCGATTGGAGTTCGATCGATTCGCGCGCGCTCCAATAGGAGGGCATCGCGTACGGGGTGGAACGAGGAGAAGGAGCCCGGAGATAGATGATCTGGGAACCGCCCGCCTCGGGGTCGAAATGCCCGAAGAACTCCGGCTCGTTGCCGTCCTTCTTGAAATTGGTCCAATCCGGGGAGATCCAAAATCCGTCCCCCTCGGCATCGAGGCGCATCTTCGTAACCGGTACGGCATGCACATCGGCGATCCCCTTCTTATCCTTCCTCCAACGGACGTTGAGGCATGCTCCGCCATGGACGACGAGGTCCCGGAAGAGCTTTCCTTGAACGGCGTTGAGGTCGTTCGGATTGGCCCGGTTGATCGAGCCGTTCGCGTACATGGCGGCCGCCTTCGGGTCCGAGGGTTTCACTAGGCCGTTCCCGGAACAGAAAAGGATCGATCCATGGATGATCCCCGAGGCGTCCGGTGACTTGTCGAGAAGGTCCTCGACATAGGCCGGGAGGTTGTTGTCCTGACCGAACTCGATCCATTGCTTCCCGCTTGCTTTCTTCGTTTTGAAGGTGGGCTCGGGATACAATTTCGAGAAGGCGAAGAAGTCCGTCGATAGGCCTTTCGGGATTTGTTGTGATTCGCTCATTCGTTCAGGATTCTTTTGAATAGATCAATCCGGTCCATAGTTCTTGGGATGCGTCTACTTCAGAAAGGGTAGACCCGCTTACGGGATAGATGCTCGCGTAGAACATGCCATAAGGCCGCATCGATATCGTTGCCGCACTGAGCACGTCCGTCGAGGTCGAGCCCGTCAAGAGGAAATGTTGATAGGAGGACGGGGCTGCGCTCACATCCCGAAGGAGGACGGTCTTTTCTACCGATGTGTCCATAGAACGGACCTTGAGGGCATAGTAATTCGTCGTCGGTTGGAAGTACGGCGAATCCCGGAGGATAGAGAAGTAGAGCGCGTTATCGCCGATCGTGATGTGTTTCATCCTTAACTAAATACGCCTGTTCCATGCGCGGGACCGGAAACGAAGAAGGCCCCGGAGGGCCTTCTTTGAATGTAACGGAATGACGGTATCGGTTTACACGAAGATCGTCGTCGCGTAGGCGGATGCCACGGTCGGAGCGTACTCGTTGGCGAGACCCGAAAGGGTTACGCGGATCGTGTTCTCCTCGCCCGCCTGAACTCCTGCGGTTCCCTTACCGGCGTTCACTTCGAGAGCCTTGTCCTCGCCCGCCAAGATGTATTCCCCGGCTTCGGTCTGAACGCCGAGAACGACGCGCGCTCCGAGCAATTCATTGACGAAGGTTCGGCCGCTCTGTCCTTGGCCGATGATCACCAGCTCGAAGTTTTGGCGGATGTTCTTGGATCCGAATTGAGCGTTCGCCACGATGTCCTCGGTGAAGGAACAAGTCCCTTCGCGGATCTCCGCGCGATAGAACGTCGGAGCGCTCGTAGCGGACACGATGTTTCCGGTCGTACCGGCCGACCATACGGTCGCGGTGTTGAAGTTTGCGATCCACAGGTTTTTGATACCGCTTGCGATGTTCTCGCAAGAGCGCGTATAACCGGCGGTGATGTTTCCACAAGTAGGCATGTCAGTTCTTTTTTATTCGTTTATGTTGTTGATTCGCTTAGTTGGCCAAGCTTCCGGTGTTATAGTTCAGAACACCCACTTCTTCGGCGAACTTGATCTCAGTTCCGATGGC